CATCGTCATCATAGTTATCAAAGCTAAAAAGACTGTCTCTAAGTTTACTTTCTCTGTGATGAGAGTAGTTGCTATAAAGATCATCAATCTCTTTTCCTGACATTTCGTCTCCAAAATGTGCAACAACTTCTGAAGGTGTCATTCTATATTCACAAGTAGCCCATTCTCCATTCTGAGTAAAAGGGGTATCTGCTGACTTATCACATCTAAATCTTAGAGAGTTTACATTCCAAGCTTGGGGCTCACCATTCATCACTCCTACATACATAACTCCTTTTGCAGATAATAAACCATGCTTAAACGCTTCATTGAACTTTCTTTTCAATTCACATTTTTGAATAAGGTATTCAAGTAATTGATGAGACATGACTTCAGCAGGGTCTTGATGTTCCCTTTCCATGTATTTATGAACTTCAGCAGGAGTTTGAGATTTAGTTTGTTCAGCAATTTGTGCTTGTATTTGCTTCTTCTGCTCTTCTGTAAGTTCTTCCCCACCAGCCATTTCTTGTTGGCTTTCCATTTCAATTTGTTGACGAATAGGTTCCATGATAGAGTTTATCACCCATTCTCTTACTCTTCCAAACTCTTCTTGTTCTCTTCTAGTTGTGGCTTCAGGATTAGTAGCTATAGCTCTCCAGGAAAATGATCTCTTCATTTCCATGCCAAGAATAGCTTTAATCTTTCCTGATGATATATCTCTATTCACCATCGAAGCAGGAAGTTCTCCTACTTCTGCTCCATAAGGTTGAAAAACATATTCAAAGTCTGTTAAATTTAATATGTTATTAAAAAGATCATAATTGACTTTCATTCTTTTGTAGTCCAGGATTCCACCATATCCAACTGATCCTGTTCCTTGAGCATCTAGTCTATCTGCTTCTTCTTTATACCAACGTTTATCATGTGCATTCTTTTGAGCTAAAGATAATCGTTGATTTCGGGTTACTTTTTCCATAAGGTAAATTTTTACAAAGTTAGTTCTTTCTGTGCATTTTATCCATTAATGCAAGTAATTTCTTAGCATTTTTATTTCCCTTGTCTTCTCCGTACTCTTTATCAAGGGTTTCTTCTTGTACTTGGAACATACACATAAACAACGCAGATACTAAATCGAAGTTTCCTTTTCTATTATAAGCTATTAATTCTTCTAATAACCTAACAGAATAAATCCTATCAATAACTGTTACAGGATTACCATTTTCATCATAATCCAATATAGTTAACAGCCAATCTTTGACATACCTTTCTCCTGCATCTTTAAGTTGCTCATTCATATGACACCCAAAAACTCTAGCTACTTTTGATTTTTTGATGTTTTTACTAATAACTGCATCAGGCTGAGCTGCCAGTAAATGTAATTTCTTCGCTCTTCTGAAATAGTTTTTAACTCCTGTTACTTCATTCTCATACATTACCTTAGTATTATATAAGACTGCAAACATCTCAGCTATTCTATCCATATCTTCAGGAGACTCCTTTCTTCCTACATATTCAGCTACAATAATATTATGATACATACTCCCTACATGAAAACTTTTATAAACAATAATAGCTGCCAAAGATGTACCTATATCTTGCCTAACAGGGTCATATCCAATTTTATATAGGCCTTTTTGTGGTAATTCTACAGGGTATTCATATATAGTAGGAACCCCTCTTTTGTTTGTTGGTACATTATAATATGACCAAATAGGTTCTGCTGAACCATCTATAATTGGTTTAGCAATTACTTCACCCTCTTTACCATAACTAAGTTCTACAGGAGTACCTTTATATCTTTGTAGATCACGACCTTTTACTAATCTTAATTGTCTCTTTAACTCAACAACAGGAAAATTATTAACTGATACAGCAGAGAAAGCTTCACTTGGGCCCAGAGGTTTCTCTTGCATCCTTTGTTGAATCTCTGTTGAAGTTGCACCATGTTTAATAAGTTCTTTTCTTGTTAAAAGCTCAGCAGCAGTTGCAGCAGCAACATCAGAGTTACCTTGTTCATCATAAAATCCTCCCTCCATATTCCAAGTGATAGGATGAAAAAATCCTGATGTAGTTTCTTCCATTCCTGCATCCCAAACATTCTTAAAAGGTAAAAGACCGAAGGCTTTAGGTCTTGAGTGCATATCAGCATAATCCGCAGTACCACCTTCCATATCTCCAGATGTACCAAAGATAGTTATCATACCTGTTTTAATTGCTCCAGCCATTACACAATCTTCAGTTGCTTTATATGATTTCTTCAATAATCCAGGTGTACCAAATGCACCTGACTCTTCAAAGTAAACTTCTTCAGCATCTTTTCCCCTTGCTGCATCTGCATTATCTTTAAAAGTAAGACCTTGAAGTTGAGACATAAATCCATCTTCAATTTTAATACCTTTCCTATACTGAATATAAGATGCTCTAATGTGATCTTGTTTTTGTATAACATCAGAAGGCATTGCCCATCCTGTATTCTTATTGATGAAGTTGATATAGTTTGTAGCCATAGTCATAAGTCCCCCTGGATAAAGGTACTTCTTTTCATAGGCTGCAAAAATAGTTAATGATTTAGGTTTTGTGTAGTAATTTCTTACCGCAGCAGCAGCAGACTTATAAGAGTAGCCCCTTCTTCTTGCCTTACCTACTATAAGATTCCAACCACCAGTTAAGCAGTCAGCCTCTAATTTAACTTCCAAGTGCAATGACTCAAATAGCTCCTTTAGTTTAATTGCTTGCTCAATACTGTCTAACTCTAGTATTGCATGTTTAGTGTCATCATCAGCTAAAGTATCAAGTACACCATACCTAGCAATTTCTCTAATCCAAAAATAATTAAAATCACCATCCCAAAAATCAGGAAAGCCTTCAATCTTAATTGTTCTTGATAAAGCTTGAGCATCTTGAGCCTTTTGAATAGGACAAAAGTTTAGGTAAAAATAATGATCACCTGTTATCTTAGTTCCTCCAACAGAATATCCTTCTATACATCTTCTTCTCTGTTCAAACCAATAATCAAACCATGCAGGGGATTCCCAAGGGTCAGGACAATAATATCCATGTTTCATAAAATGAGTACCCTCTTCCCTAAACACTTGACTATTAATCCAAATACCTTGAGGATTCCTAACCGAAGCAGCTTTCCCTTCTTCGTATATATCAGTAGTTATAGTCATTCTTAAATAGTCTAAACATTATTTTAATATTTTGTAGAACACTGTAAGTCTATTAACAACACCGTTGTTATAAAATAAAGTACTTATTTTAACTCTAACTTTTTCTTTTCCAAATCTAAACTCAAACCCAAAAGGTGTATTATATCCTATTGGTCTCCAACCATCAAAAGGCATAGACATCCTTGGTAATAAAAAGTGTACAGCCATTTTATCTTCAAAAAAAGATTTTCTAATAGCAATACCAAGATAAAAAGTAGGCAACTCTTCATCAGTATTATATAATATCCCAAAGTCAGTCCCAATCCAATTTATCCCCCTTACAGAGTGTTTAAAATTTAATTCTAATCCTGGATATAAATTACTACCATAAGCGAGTTCAGGATTAAAGAATTGTATATGCTCCAGGTAAAGACCAATGCTAGGTTTCACAATATGATCAGATTTCTGACTGAAACCTAACATGGTAATAAAACAAAAAACTACTACTGATATATATTTCATACAAACATTTCTTTTTCTACGATTTGATAATTTTCTTCCTCACCATATAAAATAGGTGTGTACATTATTACAATTTGCATTTCTGCTATAAGACATTCAAAAAATAAGTGACCTTCTTTATTTTTATACAATTTTTGCATTTTACTTTGGTTTATAGAATTTTCCTAAGATGTTATTATTGTAATACTCATTAGACAAAAGACAATCCTTTTCAAAAAGATGCTTAGTTTCATAGTAAGACATTTCCCACTTACTTAAACATTCTCTAAGGATAGTTCTTTTAACTACAGTTAGATGTCCACTTTTCATTTGCTCTTTTAGTTCTTCGTCTTTAAAAGAACCAATATATTTTAGCCAATCTGATTCTACTACTTTAATTCTCTTTTTCTTTTTACCTTTTAAAGGTTTAAGAGTACGTGTATGATAAAGTGCTTTCCTTCCTAAATATTTCTTTCCGTTGTTAAACTCAACTTCATAAATAAATCCTAAAGCCTCTTTATTAAAAGCTTGAATAAAGTTCGCCTCTTTGCCAGAAGCGAACTTCCATTGTGGTAAACTACCTTCCATACCTTTTCTTGTCATCGTGGTGCAGGCTTCCTGCTCTTCTCAATTCTCTCTTCTCTTGTTCAAGAAGTGTGAATTCATGTAGAGACAATGTTCTCCCTGTGTACAATTTCCAAATAGCATGTTTAATTCGGTTAATCATAACTAACGTTTTTTAGTAAGACTTCTAGGGTTAGCAAAAGGTGAAATCTCTTTATCTGCTCTATTTTTAGTAGTTTCATAAAGTTCCTCTTCTACTTTTTTCTCAAGAGCTTTGAGATTAGTAAGGACTTTCTCTGTATCATTTAAAGCTGCTGTAATTTCTCTTGGCTTATATACAGGAACACCCTTTTCATTTCTTTCGTTAACATCTACATTTAGGAAAAACTCTTTCAAATTCTCAGCAGCAGTTTTTGTTGCCAAGTAATATGAATATGTACTAGAACCATTTGTCTGAAACTCTTCCATCTGAATAAGAGCTTCTCTAACTAATTGATCTGGTTTCCAGTTCTCTTGTGTAATGACTGCTTCCTTTACCACTTGCTCTTTTCTTGAGTCATCATATTGACGATAAGGATTTGACTTCTTCATTGAAGTCATAAACTCTATATAAGCAAACTCTTCAAGAGCATTTGATTTATTCTTACTTGTATCTCTTTCCCATATATCTTTGAAAGGAGAGATCAATAAAGTTTCCGTATTAGGAAACACTAGTTTTTCTTCTACTTTAAATAGAAATGCCATTATCTATTACTTTTAATGTAAAAGTTAATCTATCAGGATCACCATCTACATATTTAACTACTATAACTTTTGCTGCATAAAACCAACCTTGCCCTTTCAAATGCTTAGGGATTGTCTCAGCTTTATAATCTACTGTAAGCTGCATAGTATTTTCATCGTACTTTACTGTAGTACAACCACATCCAGGTTTAATCTCTTCAATTCGTAAAGGTTCTAACGCTTGATAAGTCAATGTGACTACTGTACCAGTCTCAACCCCTGTAAGCTTTTTAATACTTGTCGCTGCCCATTTATCCATTATTCAATTGTTTTTTAAAATCTTTCTCATTCACAATTGTACCATAATGATAAAGGTAATGAGATTCCTTCATCATATAATTCTCTCTATCCTCATAGATACTGTAAGTATAAACTTTTTGTCTATCTATTAATAGTAACCAGCCATTTATTTCTTCTCCTTCAAGAAATCTTTTTAGCTTCCTTCTTGACATCATTGGAGGATAACATTTACCATCACAAGCTTTATTAGCCATCTGCAATGCTGTCGTTTTACAACCACACTCTACACAACTTCCTGTATTAAAACATGTAGGATTCATCATTTCTATCCTCCAAACTATTTGTTGCATGATATGCTTTCTAATCAACCAATTAAACCTAGGAGAATAAAAAAGCTGGTAGCGTAAATTTCCAAGTAGCCAGTGGTAAGGATCAAATAATTTCATTTGGTACTTTGGTTTTTTCTCTTGCTTGAGTTGTTTCGTAGTACCATATATGTACTAGAGGAAAATTTCTTACACTTCCATCTTCAAAGAGCAAAGCCAAAGTCGGCCCTTCTAAGAAGTGAGACAATACCTTGTCATAAAATACAGGTGTTGTAGTATCTTTTAATTTAATCTTTACTTTCATTGTCTTGTAGATAAGTTTCTATCATTGCTTTGATTCTAAAATACTCAGAGGGCTCGACTAGCTTTGCCTCAAATTTATCTTTTAGTCTAACTAATAACCCTTTCGCTCTTCCTGGATATACTCTAAACGTACCGAAGTATTTTAATCTAACTGTCTTACATTCGCCACTTTCCATTTGTTTCCTAGTAAAAGTAAAAGGTGCATAACAAATATCTCTTACTTCTTCATAAGTTATATCAGGGTATTTCTCTAATAACTCCTGATGAAACTCTGTAATCAACTCCCTACTATCTTGACTCTTTTGTTTTATTCGCATCTACCCTTTATTTACAATCTTAAACATATAACCCTGAGCTTCTGTCTCTGGTATTAAAAATTCCTTAATAGTAATTCTTCCTGAAATCTCTGACTTATCTAAAAAGCCTTTAGTAATCATAGACCTTAAATAGTTACTCAGATTCCCTGCTGTCAAGTTAAGAGTCTCTCTCACTTTCTTTCTTGCTACTGTATTAAAATAATCGTCTTCCACCAAAGCCTCATCAAGAGCTAAGAAAGCAGCGAGGACTTCTATCTCTTTCTTCACTAGCTGTACAGGAAACATAGGATTAATAATACTAAGATGCTTCTTATAGTATTCATCCTTATCTAGCATAAGTCCTTTTTGAATTTTGTTTATCATTATAGATACATTTTAATCTGAAACAAAGTTAAGAATATATTTAACAATAACAAACCTTTCTTTTAATTTTTTTCTTAACAAAATATAAAATACCTAGAGCCAAAATAATCTGCTGCTACAAGGCTCTGAAAAATAATTTAAAAATAATTTATGAAAATGCACCAATTGTCAAAAAAAAAGTGTAACTTGTCACCGAAGGTTGACTCTTCAAAGAAGAGATAATCCTGCGAGAACGAAGTCACAACGAGTTGATAAAGAGAATAAGTATAAGGTTTTCTTTTTGGTTCTTTTTCTTTTGTCATTCATAATCCCCTTAACACCTTGAAAATCAATAGATTATGATTCTTAAAACTTTAATTTTTATCTTCATCTGCCTTCTCCTAAGAGATAGGCTACAACAACAATCAGAATTATGAGTGAATTATCTAATTACCACAAGATGTGCTATCCTTCTATTCCTTGGGATGTTAAGAGATGTGCAAAAATAAAGGAGAACAAAGAAGCTGAAGAAGCATTCATCAAGTCTCGCTTAGAGATGGAAAGAAAGATGTGGTATGGTAAACCTGAAGATTGGAAAACAGATGAGGAAACTTAAATGTGAAAACAACCATGCCTTTACTCCTAGAGTATTAAGGCAGAAGATTGGAGATATAAACTTCTATGATCAGAATTGGAAACTAGTACAATGTCCTGAATGTCAAAGTGAAGCCTTAACATCAAACATAACTGAAGGAGTACCTAACATAGGAAGTTGGTCTACAATGAATGTAACTAATCAAAAAGGTAAAACATAATGGCTTGTTCAAGATGTTCAAAAAGAAATTCATTACTAAAAGGGCTAAACCTGGCTCAAACTCTATCTCCAGGAAACAGTGTAAAAATTAATGGAGTATTAACTCTTATAACTACAATATCTCTTAATGGGTATGAAGTTACCATCAATGGTACACCTTATTCTGCAATAACCCTATCCTAAATAAAAAAGCCCTTTGAAACTAATTCAAAGGGCTTTGTAATAAATCTTATCTTCTAAGATACAGTTTCTATAATTA